CCAATGAATTAATATATAACTCCAATCATAAACAAAAGGAGCAGTTCCATTTATAGGTGTTGCAGTAAATGTATAGATTAATCCTGTAGCATCAATAGTGTAAGTAATGTTTACATCAAGTGTACAATCTGTTGTTACAGGTAAATTTGGACAAGGTTGTGAATCAACACATTGTAAGTTTATATCTGTACAATCTAACCTATTAATGTAAGAATCTACAAATTCTTTATTTGAAGTATCATCAATGCAGAGTAATCCAAATTTTCTTCGGAGTACTCTTTCATACATTAACTTAACTATGTTACAATTCCATTTCATATTAACATCCACAATTAGAGCATGAATTACTTCCTCCTAACTCACTACAAAGTTTTTTAAATATTTCACATAATTTATCACAATTACATCCACAATTAGAACCCTCTGTTAAAGTGTAGTGAAGTAAAAAAAGATTAGTTGCTGACTTATTACAATTCTTTAACTCTTCCAATCTTTCAGAAACTAAACATTTAGTATTACAATCAAAGAAGAAACAACTTGATTGTGAAATCAATTGATTATCTTTTGTAAAAGTAACAGTAAATGAATAAACTCCATCAACAAATTCAGTTAAATTAAAGAATTCAGGACTAATAACTATTGCATCATTAGTAAAAAATACTCCTTCAACTGGATAGTTTTGAAAATATATTTCAGTATCAACACCATTAATAGTCACTATCATTTTAATAGGAACCATGTTTAATGGTAAGTCATCAACTAAATAAATACAATTAGTACCATCAAAAGAATAGTTTTGAGTAATAGTAGTTGCAAAGTTAGTAGTAAACCATGCTTGAATAATAGGAAATAAGTTTGTAATATCTCCTGTACTGCAAGTATAATCAGCTACATCATAAGTAGTTGAAAGTACATTCCAAGATTGTAAAGTATAGATATTTCCAAATATCAATTCTTTAATAACTGCACTTGTATTTGTAGGAAAAGCTAATGTCCATTGAGCATTGGCAATTTCTTCAGAATCAATTGATGCAATTATTTCTTCAGTATCACAACAGTTTAAAGTTGCTTTTATTTCAAGATTAGAATAGTCACTTGGATTTACTATAAAGTCAGAGATTAACTCTGACTTTATAGCTATGTGTTTACAATCATCTGTTTTAGATAATAGTATCATTTAGTGATTTGTTTTATTTAAACACGAGTATAACGTAAAAACATTCTCAATTTATTACCTGCTGCATGTACTGTACTCCATTCTACAGTTAATGCACCTGCATTTGTAATAAAAGCATAAGCATCACATATTGCAACTAATGCTGCACTTGGACTACCTAAATGATATTGGGCACCTGCTGAAGTTACAAATATTAAATCAGCACTAATAAGAGTATCAAATACAAACAGTGAAGGATTTGCAGGAGAAGCACCATTTAAGTTAACTTCAATTTGAGAAGCATATACAGGAAGACCATTGTACATTTCACCTGTTAAGTACTCATCATTTACTTTAGGTACATCAGACATACCTACAATAGCTTGACCATCAACATTAGTTTCAAATGGTTCACCATTAGGTCTTGTTAGTACAAATTCATTTTCATTAGTTGGGTCTAATGAAGTTTCTATTAAAGTAACTGCATCTCTTAAATCTTTAGTGCAGCAAGCAATTTGTTGCTTTATTTCTTTTGTTAATTGATATGACATTTCACTTAAATTGAATCAAGTTAGAAAATAAAAAAAAGGGAGAGAGTTAATTCCCTCCCTTTTTATAGGATAATAATTTTTATTGATTAACCAATACCATCAGTGGTTACACTTGCAGCAGATGTAAATGCAACTGTATTACAAGTACACAATGCTACATCATCTACCAAAGCATCAAAGTTATCAGTAAAGGCATCTAAGATTGTGAGCAATGCAGTAAGAGTAACATTAGCACCATTAGTACATGGAATAGCAATAATAGTGTTAAGTTTAGATTTGTTTTGTTCCCAACCTGCTACTACCTCATTCATGTAATGAAGATTTACTTGATTGTAAATAGCACCATTAGTAGAGAATCTTTCAAATTCTCCAAGTGCTGTACCAACAAGTTCACCTACTCTGTATGGGCCTGGTTTTCCATTCCATCCACCTGCTTCATATTCTAACCATCCAATATCAGTACCTTGACCTTCACCAAAAGAAGGTTCTTGGAAAGTAGCTGTAACTGCTTTGCAACTCAATGGTTCTAAAACAGATACTGTCATTTTAAATTGACGCATTTTGTAATAACGCAAAGGAATATTACAGTAAGCATACAATTTAGAAGCTACACTTGTTAATCTTACACCTAAGCATAAGCCTGGGTTAGCAACAATCCAAGCATCAACTCCAGCAGCAGCTACAACAACAGGGCTACCTGGAGTAGTAGTGAAGTCAAGATAGTCAGCTTTAACAATGCCATCAGTATCAGCATTAACTGCATTAACAAACAATTCAGCAAGTTCATTGCAATCTCCATCAGGGCAATCACAACCTGCACCACAACATCCTGTTCTTACAGAGAATGTTTTAGCAAATTGGTTAAAGCCATAATTTTGATAAGCTTGAGTATTACCTCTAAACTCTACTTTGAAAGTGTAAGAACTTTCACATTGAATACCACTAAAATCAGTAATATCTACAATGTGTGCTCTTTCAGGATTATAACATCTTAGGGTATAATCTGTTACACCTTTTCTTTGAATGTTTTGACCTGCTGAAACTCTAATGCTATCCATTACAGTATCACCATCTTCATCAACACCTACAGCTAAGAAAATAGCTCTTTCATTTGCTACACCAGCAGCATTTAAAGAAAGACCTGTTTCAGCAGAAAACACACCTATTTGTCCAACAGCTAAAGCTGTAACTCTACTGCCTGCTGCTAAAACAGCTTGGTCACCTGTTGGGATAAGGACTTGAAATACAGGATTATTTGCACTCATTTTTTAATAAATTTTTAATTGTTCAAAAGAGAAATCTTTTGTTGTTTGATTTGAAAATCAGGAATCTGCATTTGTCCTGTAAGAATAAGTACAGCTAAATCTACAATTTCTCTATGAGTATGTTCAGGTAATTCACAATCTTGACTTCCTGTTAATACAGTACCATCAGGTAAATTGTAAGTTCCCCCTACATAATCTTGAGCATTATGGATATAGGCAGGTTTCCTAATGTAATTAAATTCGCATATAGATTCAATAATAAAGGTTCCATCAGTAAACACTCTGAGTCCACTTTCAAAAAATCTACAATTGATTTCTCTCCATTCAAAGGAGCTTGAATCAAAAGGAGATTCTTCATGCATGTCATCATGTTGCTTTACAAACAATCTTGATTGAATGTTTTCACAATTTCCTTTAGTTATACAAGCATAACCTGAAATGAAAAACATATAATTGTTTGGTAAGAGTACTTCATAAGAAGTAGTATTAAAAACAGCAGCAGAAAGAGGAGTAAGTTCATTCACTACCAAAGTACGAATATCATCAATACTCCTCTGATTCACTTCAAATCCAAATCCATTTTTATTTCTTGGTTCTGCAATGAGTTTAATAAAAACTTCTTGAGCTTCATTTAATGCCCAATCAATTTCAGGAACTCTTAAATTCCTGTATTGTTGAGAATCAACTTTATTCAGTTTAGTCTTTACATCATACTGCATTCCTCGGATATCCATAACAACTGCTTATTTTAGACTAATTAATTTTTTCAAGAATTCTTGCTTTAATTTCTTGGTTTTGAGGATTAGCAAAGTATTCAACTACTTCATCAATTGAGTGACCAAGAATATCTCCCATATAATAAATACCTGCACCTTCTTTTGTAAGTATATTTTTATAGATAGCTTCAGTAACTAAACCTTTAACAAAAAGTGTTTTTTTATCTGATTTAGCAAGTTTGATAAAATCATTAATAAGGTCACTTTCAATTAACTCACCTAACTTAACATCAATATAATCATTAGATTGATTTCTTACTGAAACATCTAAAAGAATTTGGATCATTGAAGTTTTTTGTTCTTTAGTAAGTTTGTCAACAAGTTTATATGCTTCTAACTTTTTATTCATTTTGTGAGCTTCAATTTCTACGTGTTCACTTTCATCATATAGAATGTGAGTAGCTTCAGGCCACATACCATCTTGTAATTCTTTTTCAGAGTTAGCTACAAATGGAGAAACTTTATAAGCTTTAACTTTAATAAAATCCATTGGTTTAGTAATGTCAAAGATAAGTGTCTTATTAGGAAACTTTAATTGAGCAGCTTTAGTACCCCAAAATGGATGAGGTGTTAAGGGATTAAACATATCACTTAGGTCTAATCCTAATTTAGCACCATATTCTTTTGCTTCTTGTTCAGTTAAGCCAGTAGCATATTTACCTGTTCTTGAATCATAAAGAATTTGACTTGCATGGTCTTGAGTAAATGAATCTTTACCTTCTTTTCCATGCCATTTTTTTACATTTGCAATAGGACGTAATTCTACAATATTTGGATTTTTCATTTTAAAAAGATTTGAAGTATAAAAATAAAAAAAGGAGGAAGGATTAATTCCTCCTTTTCAAACTAAAATCACAATTATCCGCGAGCAAGAATAAGTTCACCACAACGAGATACATCTTCAAGATGTATTCCACATTGGTCTTTAACATGCATCTCATAGTAGTCACCTGAGTGAGAAGCAAGTTTATTATTTACAGGGCCAAAAGGTGTAACCAAACCTGCTGTGTAAATCAAAGACATACCACCTTTTTTCTTAATACGTTTTACATTACTTTCATAACCTTGACCACTAAAGTCTAAGAAAGTAAAACGCATAGATTCAGTTGGATAACCTGTTACAGGGTCAATCTCAAAGTTAATTTCTCTATCGTCATAAAGTGGGTTATGGATAAGCTCAAGCTCTGCACCATTTGCCATACGATATTTAACATACTGATAACCTGCTGCAAGTCCATTTTCATGATAAGCAGAGGATGTCTTATCAATAAAGAGTTGGTCAACAACTTGAATGAAACCTTTTTTCTCCATCCAATCTTGGATTGCACGATGGAAAATAATCATACCATATTCACCAGTAAATGCTTTGATTTTACGTTGTCCACCAGGTTTAACACGAGAGTAGAAAATGTCCATCAAATACTCTTCAATCAGAGTTGCAGTTAAGTGTGTATATCTATGGATGTGAGAATCTTCAAGTTGTTCTTGAATACCAGGGCCTGAATAAATAGGTCTTCCATTAGCACCAGGAACTGAGTTAGTACTACGAGAATACCAGTAACCTCTTTCCAATTCCTTATACCATTGTTGCCAGTATTCTACTTCTGCATATTTCATCCAAGAATCATGCATTTTACCTTGTGAGTCAGGTACTTTAACTGCAAGAACTTGATTATGTGCATCACCTGTAATTTGATACTTCTTACGGAAACGAGAAAGTCTGTTAGTAAGAGTAATAGGTAATGAATATTGAGTTGAACCTGATTGTTCACCAGCTTCCTCATATTGAGAGAAGAGTTTAGCCCATTGTGTACCAGGTTGCAAGTAAGTGACAGGTAAGAAATCAGAACCATTATCTGACATCAAACGTACTACATAAACCCAACCTTTACCATGTCTGTAAGGTTCTTCTTGAATACGAACTTGAAGCTTTTTATTACTTGTACCTGGATGAATAATATCACCTGGAACAAACCAGTTTTCATCAAGCTTTAACTTGAAAGTTTGTTTCAATTTACCAGGAGTAGTATTAGCAGCAGGTTCTACATTTTCTATCACCACCAAAGGACGACTTGAAGCTGTTCTCAAACTCCATTCCCAGTTGTTACTTGAAATCTCTTCTTCCTTTGCACTTGAAGATAAGAGATAAGTCATTGGGTTATCTGAATAACGATTAGCTGTAAACAGCTTAGTCATTGTAGATTCAAATACATGTGGCTTTGCCATAAGAGCTGCACCTAAGTGATTCAACTCTGTCATATTAGCATGCCAAGGCATTTGCTTTGTAATTAGTTTATTATTTAATTGTGCCATATTGAAAAAAAGTGTTTTTTAAAAGAAGTCAGCCAGACCTTTATTTCGTGAACCTTTATTATTTACTGAACCTTGTTTGTTTGACTCAAGTTTCTGCTTTGTTTGTTTAATGACTTCAGTCTTTGCTTTTTCTTTAATGTCTTTAACATCAAAATCATTATGCATTATTTTTGCTAACAAAATCATTTTTTCTTTATCAGCAAAAACTTTCTGAAGGTCACTTTGAAATTTAGTAAGATATTGACCATTTGCTGTTTTTTCAACAGTCTTAGTCATATAGCCATGTAACTCTTTTTTATCTTTTTGAGTAATTGACCAATCTTTAATTTCAGTAACAGAATCTATTGTATGTTTTAAATCTTTGATTAACTGTTTTTTATTTTCTTCTTGACGCATCCGCATTTCTTGTTGCTTTTTAACAGCGTCTTCTTTAATACTTTCTTGATTTTGCTCAAACTCTTCATAATATTTATTTGCATATTTACTAAGTTTTCCTGTTTCTTCCATCCATGAAATCTTATCTTCAATGTCTTCATCCTCCATATCTTCTACAACTCTGTAGTAATATTCTAAGAATTTCTTTTGAGATTTAACATCATTTCCTGGTTCAGGCACTTCACTCATTTGTGCATAAATCTGAAAAAATTGTTTGGTGTCACCACCTTCTTTTTTGAATTTAAGAAAAGCTTTTGCATCTTCATCAAGTTCATCCATAAACTCTTGAATTGTTTCATCAAGTCCTGTTTGGATTTCTTCCTCAATTATTTCTGCAAGTTTCTCCTCATCAATTTCTTCTCCTTCTTCTACATCAATAGAAATAATTCCTTTGTCTTTAAGCAGCTTGTAAGTACTTGACCATTGAGATGAAGGTGTAGTTGATTTACCTTCTACTTCATCCTCATCATCAAAAGAAAACTTATCTTGTTCTTTATCAGGTTGTTCTCCTTCTTCTTGATTAGTAAGTTTATCAGCTTCTTCACCATCATTGTCTTCATCTACTTCTTTAATGTTAGTAGTTGTTTCAATTTTAGTAGTTGGATTTGCTTCACTTCCAAAAAAATCATTAGGATTATCCCAATTAAAATCTGCTAATGTTGTTTCTTCTTTTTCCTTTGCCATGTTGATAACACAAATTTAAGTTTGAAAATTAATATTTCTTAAGTTTTATTCTTAAAGTTTTTTCATAATCTTAATCACCTTTTTTATTAAGCTTCTTCTTTTCTAAAGCTATTTTCTCTTTATCTACTTCTTTTTGATGCTGAAACTGTTCTTCATTTAAGTTTTGTTTTCTCATTTTAATATCAGCATCAATGCCTTGTTTAGCTACTTCTAATACATCTAACTTACCATCATTGTCTGCATCTTTTTCTTCAGAGAATCCTAATGACATAATAGTTTGTTTTTGTACCTCTCTATTTGTTTTTTCTTTTTCCATCAGTAAGCCTGTTTCTCTATCAAACATCATCTTCTCTTTTTCATGAGCTAACATTTGTTGCTGCATTTTCTCTTGTTTTTCAAGACCTGCCATTTGTTCTCTTTGCATTTCTTCTCTTTTCTTAGCTTCAGATGTTTCAAGCATTTCTTCAGCTTCTTGAATTCCTTCAGCTCTTACCACTTTAATTACATCACTTAAATCTATTTTTTGTGATTGCATTGCAGCATGAGCTAATTGAGATACAAGTTCTTTAACTTCATGTGCTTTAGTAGCATTAGATACAAATAATCCATAAGAAGAATTCTCAAGTAAATCAAAATCTATATCTAAAAGTTTCCTTGAAAAATCATCTAAGATGTAGTAAAGTTTTCTTGCAGGATTTTCTTTATATGCAACTTTAGCAGTATCTATTAATCTTTGAAGTACAGATTTCTTAACATGATTGTGTAATTCAAATACAGGTTCTAACACATGAGATGCTTGTATTAAAGTTTGCTTAGTATTTGTTACAGCAGCATTAGGCCCTATTTGTCCTTCAGCTTCAGGTGGAATACCAATAGATACTCCTGCTCTTCTTTCAATATATTCTGCTAAATTAATATATTTTTGAATATCAGAAGCTAAAGACATATCTATTTCTTTAACTGCATTAGTTATAGAACCATCACCTTTACTTCCTTCTTCAGCAGGATTCATAAATCCTATCTTAGAAGACTCTAAAAAGTACAACCATTTTTCAGTATCAATTCCTGCACTTTCAGGAATCAATCCAATGTTCATCATTAAGAGTTTACCTTTATCAGAAGCTAATAACAACTCTAACCTATACATGATAATATCATAATAGTACTGATAACCTTTAATCCTATCTACAAATGAAGTAGGAAGAGAGTTAGTAGAGTCCATTACTGCACCAATGTAAGGTAGCTTACAATCATAAAGATTATCTAAGTCTTTAACTTGTCCAGCTACAGGCCCTAACTTCACATAAATATCTGTACCTATTTTATATCCTTCATATACTTCAGGAATCCATTCCCATTTACAAGAAATATCTCCTTGAGTTCTGTTAAGAGTATAACCTTCATCAACTATAGTTTCTTGAATTTCTCCCTTTTCATCAGTATAAGAAAGGAATCCTATTTTTCTAAGTGCTTTCCAAGTGCAATGAACTACTCTTACAGTCCACCCTTCATCTTCTTTATTTACATTAAAAGTAAAATTAGCATCTACCACATGACTCATAGTTTGACTGTAGAAACTATATATCTTATCTATTTGTGTTTCAGTCAATTCATCACCAAAAAACTTTACAACTTGTGAAGGAGATAATCTATATGTACATACTGCCCATTCTCCATCTTCAATAAATTCTTGGTCAGGAGATTTATCATAATCAAAGTATAGTGGATTAACTACAGAAAGGGCAGGTTCTCCATTGAGAATTCCTACCCAAAAGATTTCTTTTGCAGTAATACATAAGTGTTTAAATCCTTGATTAAACTTAGTAGATATATCTTCTTTTTGTACTAAGTATTCTAAGAGTTGATGTGCAAGAGCTTCAGCAGGGTCTTGATGTTCCCTTTGCATATACTTTCTTACTTCAGGAGGAGTAAGAGATTTCATTTCTTCTTCTATTTGCTGTTGTATTTGTGCAGCTTCTTCTTCTGTTAATTCTCTACCTTTAAGTTCAGCTTGTTTCTTCTTTTCTAAGTCTGCTCTAATAGGAGCTAATGTTTCATTAATGACAAAATCTTTCATCATTTTCATTTCTTCCTTTTCTCTCCTTGTGGTAGCTTCTTCATTAACAGCAAGTACTTTCCAAGAAAAAGGTCTTTTCATTTCCATACCTAAGAGCATTTTAATCTTAGGAGAAATTATATCTCTATTCACAAAGTTAGCAGGTAACTCACCTGCTTGAGCACCAAAGGGTTTTGTTACATATTCAAAGTCACGAATATTAATTATATTGTTAAACAAGTCATAATTAACTTTCATTCTTTTATACTCTGATACACTATTAGTATCAAAAGTATCAAACCCATTAAACCCTACTTGAGAAAATGACCTTTTATCTAAAAAGTCAAGATTCTGTTTGTACCATTGTTTATTTTGAGCATTCTTAAATGCTCTTGAAACTCTGTGCTTAGGCATCCCTACACTAAAGTTACCATCAGTACTTTCAATCATTTTTTATACCAATTTTTAAATGAGTTTAATAATGTTTGTGCTGCTTTACTTTTACCTGTATCTTGGTCATATTTCTTTTCCCCATCTTCCTCTAACTGAAACATCACCATCATAAATGCCATTACTCGGTCAAAGTTTCCTTTTCTATTAAAAGATATTAACTCTTCTAAAAGTCCAGGGTCACAGATTGTATCTAAATTTAAAATTTTATTTCCATTTTCATCAACATCTCTTTCTTTAAGCAACCACTGTTTTATATATTTTGCACCTGCATCTTTTAACATGTCATTCATGTGAATACCATATATCCTTGCTACCTTAGAATTCTTGATAGTTTTAGATATTACAGCATCAGGTTGAGCAGCTAATAAGTGAAGTTTCTTTCTTTTTTCAAAATAAGACTTAACATCTCTAATCATATTTTCATGCATTATTTCAGCACCATAAAGTTCTGCTAACATTTCTACAATTCTATTAGTATCATCTGCTGTTTTCATTCTACCAACATAAGATGCAACTACTATATCTCTTGTGTATGAAAATACTGCATTACTTTTATAAACATAAACTGCTGCTAATGAAGTTCCTTGGTCTTGTTGATAAGGGTCATAACCTATTTTATATAAACCTTTAGGAGAATTAGGAATAGGATATTCATAAATTACAGGTGAACCTGCTAAGTCAAGAGTCTTAGGTTTTTGATGCCATACAGGATTTAGCTCTCTTTTTAAGTCAGGAATTGCTTTTACTTTTCCTGTTTCATCTCTTATAAGAAAAACAGCTTGTCCTTTTTTATCATATAACTTTTCTCTTTCAACTAAGTTCAATCTATTTCTAAGTTCAGTAATAGGAAAGTCATTAGTAGATACAGTTAAGAAAGCTTCACTTGGGCTTAAAGGATATTCTTGTACTCTTCTTTGAATTACACCTACACCATTAGATGAATTCTTTATAATCCTTTCTCTTTCATCTAACTCATACTTAATAGCATCATCTTTTATAGAGTTACCTTGTTTATCATAAAATCCATCCATATTCCAAAATATAGGATGGAAAAAACCACAATTAGTATTTTCTGCATTCTCATCCCATACATTTTCAAATGGCATTAAATTATAAGTATCAGGGTCATAAAACATTTCAGCAAAATCTACTGTTCCTCCTTCCATATCACCACCTGTACCAAATATAAGAATCTGTCCAGTTATAAACTTACCTGCTTTAAGTGTAGGTTCAATAGCCATGTAAGAATCTTTAAGATTAGGAAACTTACCTGCTTCTTCTAACAACACATAAACAGCATCTTTACCACGAGCAGCATCAGGATTATCTTTAAAAGTTAAAGCCATTACTTGACTACCATAACCTTTTTCAATTGCAACACCATTCATAACTTCTTTAAATGATGCTTTTCTATGGTCTTGTTTATCAATGTAATCTCTATTCTTTCTCCAACCTGTATGTTCATTTAAAAAGTTAAGGTAATCAGATACCATACCCATTGTACCTTCAGGATAAAGATATTTCTTTTCAAATGCACCAATAATAGAAAGTGAATCTCTTGTATTATTGTATTTGTTAGCTACCTTACCTGCATTCTTATATGAATAACCTTTCCTTCTACTCTTACCTGCAATTACATGCCTACCTCCATCTAAATACATAGGGTTTATCTTAACCTCTAAGTTCAATGCTTTCACATCTTTTTCAATCATTCCATTATAAGCAATTTCTGTTGCCCATTCATAGTTATAATCTCCATCCCAAAAGTCAGGAAATCCACTAAGCTTCTTTGCTTTTCTACCACCAGCACCTTTCTCCACCCTCATCATAGGACAGAAGTTTAAGTAAAAATAATGGTCACCAGTTATCTTACTTCCACCTACTTCATATCCTTCAATTGTTCTTCTAAGTTGTTCTTCCCAATACATTTGCCAAGAAGGAGAACCCCAAGGGTCAGGACAATAATATCCATATTTTTCAAAGTGCTTTGCTTCTTCTCTGAAAACTTCAACATTAATCCAATGACCATTGGGATTTCTAACTGCTCCTACTTTACTCATGTTTATTTTTAGCTTTAACTTCTGATTTAGTTTTCAGTTCTTTAGGTCTTTTCTTGATTAACTTTTTAATAAGCTTAAACATATTATTGCATTGGTTGAGCTGTTACAAATTTTAATCTATACATAGTATGTGCAATAAGTTGTAACATTTCATCAATTTGATTAAGAATCCATGTTTCACTATACATAGTTTTAGCTTTATTTACTTCATTGTATAAACTTTCCATATAAGCTAATGGATTACTTATACCTGTAGCACTAAAAGACAATGTCAATTGACCATGTACAGCCATAACAGTTTCAGCAAAAGTATCTAACAACCCATCAAGTGAAGTATAAAATATACTTAAAGCTTCATGTATTGCAGATGACTTTACCTTTTGTTCAATATGAGTAATGTGGGCATCCTCTTTTGCTTTAAACAATTTAGAAATAAAAGCAGAACATGATTCAGGATGTTTAGAAGATGTTGTACTCTTTTCAAAGTAATCTCCTATTGATGGTTTAGTTTTATCTTTTGTCATTTTTCAAAATGGTTTATTTCCTTACCTGCTTTGGTTTTGGAACTTTCATATAACTCTTGCTCAACTCTTTCTTGTAATTCTGTCATTGACTTTAACACCTCATTTGCAGATTTAAGTGCAGGAATAACTTCACTAATCTTATAAACTGGTGCCCCTTTATCTGTCCTTTCTTCAAAGTCAATGTTTTGAAAAAAGTTAATAGTTTGTTCTATACCTGCTTTAACTGCATTGTAATATCTCATTGAAGGTGAAGCATCTTGTAACCATTTACTATAAACTTCAATTCCTTTTTGCACAAATAAATCAGGATTCCACTCTTCATCTTTCCATAAACCTTTTATAATATTCTCACTTTTCACTTCATCTTTATATCCTGCATAAGGATTTGATTTTTTAGGAGAAGCAATAAAATAAATATAAGAAAGTTCTTTTATAGCAGTTTCTTTATGTTTAGAAGTATCTCTTTCCCATATTTCTTTAAAAGGAAATATTAAAAGAACTTCTACTTTTGGTCTTACAAAAGAATTATGTAACTCAAATATATCAACCATTATCTTCTTGTTTAGGAGTCCAACAATATCCTTGATTTTTAATTCTTTCTTTCATTATACTGATGTAAAATTCAAAAGTGCCATCAAAGTATTTATCTTGAGATACAGCTCCAAACCATATTGAATGTGTACTTCCATCTACCCCATACTTTGTACTACCATTAGGTACATACATATCTTCAAACAAACACTCTAATTCTTCATCTAAGTTTTTACTTAACCAATCATTGTTGTAATTAACAGTCCAATCATCAAGTACATTCTGAACTTCGTGTAAAGATAATTCTTCTTTTAACTTTACACAACTAACTTCAGGTATTTTTAACCACTTCTTTCCAAACAATTTATAATACCATTTTAAATTAGAGTAACCTTGAAAGAATCTCCATGACTTTTCTAACAACATATACTCACCTTCAGGAAAACAAACAGAACTTACTTCTAATTTTTGTATTCTTTTCTCTGTAAAAGTTTTACCTAAAAAAGATGAAATTGCTGCGGATAATATTAGATAATTAATCATTTGTAATTTGTTTTACTTAAAAATTCAGTCTTTTTTGTAAAAATATCTGTAAGCCAAGCTTTTAACATATCTAATGTTAATTTTTTAGGCATTGATTTACCTTTGTTTATTGAACTCATTAGAATATATTTTTTTCAGGTACACCAATTTCTCTTAAAAACTTTGGAACATCAAAAGAAGGGCAAGCTTTATTTGCTACTTGATTGTGTCCTAACACCTTAATATCAGGATGCATTTCAATAGTATAAAGTATTTCTTCTTTCAAAGATTCTATTTGACCTTTAGTTCTTGTATCTTTAGGTATTTGCCAATTTACTTTTTCTGCACCGCCTACATACACAATATGCCTACAATTATTATTAAATGCTAAAGCACCAAAAGTAACTTCAAAACTTTCAATAACTGAATCTTCATTAACAGGATTAATAATAGAAGTAGAACCATCTAAATGAATCATCTTATGATAACCTGGTTTAGTCCAACCTCTACCTTGTAAATTTCTAATATGTACTCCACCAATTAACTCATCAGGCAAATCATTTTTAGTTTTGTACCTTTTAGTTTTGTAAATCCATTCTCCTGTTGGTTTACCATTAACAAGAACAGGACATGGTCCCATGTGAGTTTGTCTAATATTATCAGCAGTCCATTCTTGTCCTTCACGAGATGCAGTACAATGAATCATTAAATACAAAAGTCTATTAGAAAGAATTGCTGTCTTGTTATTAAGTGCATTCCAAGTTTGTTGTCCAACAATTCCATCAACAGATAATCCTGCTATCTTTTGAAAATCCATTACAGCTTTCTGCACTTTATCTCCAAAGAAACCATCTATAGTTTCCTTATATAATCCAACTTCTCTAAGTGCTACTTGTAGTTGAATTACACTTTCTCCTTTTGAGCTTTTACTTAACATGATAATTATGATTTAATAATGAAACCTTTAATGTACAATACTTGAGTAGTGCCATCACTAAAAGTAATAGTTAGATTTTTAACAATTTGTTGCTTAGTTTGTGTATCCTTTAAATGAGATGCAATAGCAGGAACATCATAAGTTGCCTTAATGACATTACTCCCTTCTTTGTAATCTACTAAAGTACAACCACACCCTGCTTTAATTTCAGTAATCTTTTTATCTCCTTGATACTCAAATTCAGCAATGACTACTGTACCTTTTTTAGCATCTCCAAAATCATAAGTTGTTGTGTTCCACATATTATTTGTTTTTATTGATTTCATTTTTAATATCAACCCAATGTTCTCTTATTTGTTTCCAATCTTTTCTATTATGAAATGCAGGATAACATTCACCTTCACAAGATTTATTAGAAAGGGTAAGTGCAGGAATATCACAACCACAAATCTTACATTGTCCATTGTTGTAACACTCTCTATCCATTAACTCTAATCTCATTTCAAATTGTTCCTTGATATGTTTTCTCATTAAGAACTTCCATCTTGAATAATACAACTTCTCCCTGTAATGACCTTGAAAGAAATACCAAACATCAATCCACTTTCTTTCTCCTCTTATAAGCTGCATCAAATAATAAGGGATTCTTTTCAACATAATTTTTTAAGTTTTGTAATTGTTGAAAACATTCATAATTTTCAACAGGGTGATTAAAATGTCTATAAGTGCTAATCTTTTCCTCTAATCTTCTTATACCTGAAAGTACAGGTTTTGCAAATATCTGAAAACTACCAAATCCTTTTAATCTAACATCAGGTAAATCTTCACTTCCCATCTTCTTTTTAAAATACCTAAAAGTAGAATTAATAGCATCATGAAATTCAGATTCATTTAGTTGTGGATATTTATCCTTAACCTTACTATAGTATCTTTCAACTAATGGATTCCTTGCCATCTTTTTTGTTTATTAGTTGAATTAAATATTCTTGTTTATCTTCACTTGGCATTAATGCAGAAAGTATCTCATTTGCATCAGAGATAAACTTCTTTTCTTTTAAACTTTTAAGATAGTTTCCTAATCCACCATCAGATAAGTTAAGAGTTTGTTTTACAAACTTTCTTGCAGTAGCTCCAAATCTATCTTTAGCTATGTCACCTTTAAGTGACATAAAACAAGCTAACACCTCTATCTCTTTAGGTGTTAGTTTAACAGGGATAAGTGCATTAACAATAGATAAATGCACAATATAATACTGATTTGGCTCAAGTGTTAATTTCTTGCTTAATGGTTTCATGATTATAATTTTTACAAAGATAAAAAAAGTAATAACAAAGTAAGAAATTAAACTGAAAAAAGGTTCAGATTTTTTTGAAAATAATTTTAGGAGATAGTGTGTTTTATTTTTTATAAAATTTTTAGGAGTTATGTGAATAGTTGATGTGTGGATTTTTTATAAAATTTTTTAGAAGTTGTAGAAATAGTTAATGTGTGATTCCCCTCTAATAAAACCCCACCCTTTTCTAATTTGATTTTCATACCCCCACCTTTGCTCCAATGTTTTCTTTTCTTGGCACATAAATATCCTTTCCCTTTCCACTTCCCTTTAGTTTTGACAATAAATTAATTTAAACCATTTAATACTCTACTATCATGGCTGATGTAAAATTCTTCTCAGTGGCTCAGGTCAAAGCACACTTTGGTGTGACAGAAATTAAAGTTGTGAAAAACCCAAAGACAGACAAACTATTTGTCATTGTCGATGAAGATACCGCACTCAAATGTCAACAAGACATTGATGTTAAAGGTAATCTCTCATTCATCTGTAGTGAATTTGATAAGAAAGGCAATCCTATTATGGAATCTGCATGTCTTATCAATGTAGCAGAAGGTGCAGGACTCACAACCTTAACCACACTCTAACAAATCACAAACCATTGAAATACTATATCCCGTAAGGTATAGTATTTCTTTTTATTTAACCTATCACATTTCACACTATTATGAAACTATCATTCATCATGCTCAAACTTATACCTTTCATTGTAGGTATAAGTTTTATAATCATGGCATTTATACCACAAACTTATGTTGACCAAAAAATAGGTGACTTCATACAAATGTATTTAGGCATTTCTTTTGGTCTAATATTCATTTGGATGTCTTTTATTAAATTAGATAAATAAAAGAGTATTTTACTTTTTTATTTCTATTAATCCATTCCCTTCACACTCCCATTAAGTTTTGACAGGGTAGACTCATAAAACCCTGCTTTCCGAAAGAAGGCGCATAATTATGACAAGACGAATTTACAATGCACTTGGTTTAAAAGCATTGTTAACTATTAACAACATACTAATTAAGATACAATCAGTTTGTGAAAACTGATGCAGTACAACAAGAAGTAACTAAGCAATGGTGCACAATTGTTTAGAAGAAAATTGCTACTGTGAGTGATGTCAGTTGGAAGACTATATTCTCTACTTTATCTTAATGAAATAATGTATGCTCTGTTAATAGTTTTTTAAATAATCAAGTGTACTAAGCTGTACACACTTAAATCCACAGCCGAGTCATCGAATAAAGGGAGCTTGATTATTTATTTTTTATTTATCCCTTACCTATCCACCCCAACTTAGTCTTGACATTTATTACAAACTTATAATACTCACTTATCATGAAAGCTGTACTCACTCTTATCCTAATCATGTTGTTGACTTGTCTTCATTTGTCAACTTATGCACAAAATACTGTTGCTACTCACAAAACTGTAGTAGCAACACCTACAGTTACCCTCAAGTTAGAGGGTAAAGTACAAGTTGTAGAAGCAAAAGGTAGCAGAATCATTGTTGAAACCTATGTTAGCACTAATGGTGGCACTGTAGCTACTCAACAAGTTGCTAACACTGCAACACCAATTGCAACTGTAGTTAATGAAAACAATACTGTTATCTCACAAGGAAAACAGTTCATTGTGAATAATCACAATGCAAGTGTTTCATACAAAGTGTTCATACCTAAAGGAACAACTGTAAACTAATTTCAGAGAGAGTGTAACAACTCTCTCTTTTTTCTTTATTTTTTAAAACCTAAAGACATGCTACAAACAAATGTAAATTATACAGTAGAACAAATAGCAAAAGCAGTTGAAATTAAATCTCAACTTGCTAAAAACTTTGACAAATTTACTAAAACACAAGAAGATGAATCTTTCACTTGTGCATGGAGTACTGAACCTGATGCAGATGGAGATTGTAATTGGGAAACTTTTAGATTTTTTACAAATGGTAGATGTCAAATATCAGGAAACAATTACCATAGAGTTAAAAAATATATTATCAGAACTGATGATGGCTCAATTGAATTTATCAACTAATCATAAGGGAATCCCTAACAAGGATTCTCTTTTATTTTTTAATTTAACTAAATAATAAAGCTATGAGTTTAGATATTTATGGTACAATGCCTGTACAAACACATCAATGTCCTAATTGTGGACATTGTGAAATAGGAACTTATGAAACCATATTTGAACATAACATTACTCATAACCTTAGAGATATGGCAAGAGAATCAGGTTGTGGTATTTTATGGGATATGGATTATGATACAAAAGCAGGTGCTTTAATTGCTCCATTAACTGAAGCAATACAAAATTTGCAAAATCATCCTGAAAAATTCAATGTATTTTCAGCATCTAATGGTTGGGGAACAAGAGAACAATTCATTCCTTGGTTACAAAAACTATTAGTTGATTGCATTGCATTTCCACATGCAACTTTAAATATATCCAAATAACAAACCAAAGAATAACTGTAGAAATACAGTTATTCTTTTAAATTTATTTAAACATGAGTGAAGATTCAATTGTAAGACAAAACTTAATGGAAGTAGAAAATTACTCTCCTTATTGTGGTAATGACAATTGTAAACATAGAAATCCAAGAACTACTTGGAGTCCACAAATTGAACAATTTACTTGTTCTTGTGGTTGGAGTTCTAAGTTTCCAATTGACTTTATTACAAGATATAAAAAGAAATGGAACAAATAAAACTATATAATTATGAGCAATGAAAAAATGCCTGAAACTATCAAAGTTAATTTTTGGTGTAATGCAGGTTATACTGAAGAAATAGTTGAAGTAAAACTATATGAAGACAACGGCACCATTGAAGAACAAATACAAGAAGCATTTGAAAAATGGCTTGATAACAATGAAGATGTAGGTTGGGATATAGTTACTGATGAAAATGATATAACTTGCCCTTTTTGTGAAAGTGAAGAGAAAACAGAACTAAATACATATTGTAAATGGTTATGTTCTAATTGTGATAATGCTTACGGAGAAAACTAAAAAAAGAGAGCTTTAATTAGCTCTCTTATTGTAAACTTTTAAATATAAACAAATTATGCAATATATATTATCAATCAAATTCCCTAAAATTGGATGGTGTTCTTATGAAACTTATAAAACTGAAGCAATGGATACAGTTGCATTAAGTTTTAAAGATTTTCCACATCATATTCTTGTAACTGTATTTCATGAACAATTAAAATCAGGGCCTACAAGTGTAGGAGATTTTATTAAAGTTATTGCAGTAACAAGGGATGGAAATGTGAATGAGTTTAAATCTTATGAAGATTTTAAACAATATTTAATTGATATTTTTGATACTGAATTTGATTATTAAACACAAATGTCAATATGAAAAAAACTTTACAGGGGTTTCCTCTCTCTGGACTCTCTCCTTTACCAATATATAAGGGAAGGGAGTAAAGTATTATTTCATATTGACATTTGTCAATTTTTATCAATTTTTAATTTATAAAAATGAACATATTTTTTAAAAGATTAGTTCATTATAAAACAAATATTTTTATGCTATGTCAAAACTTTTTAATTACTTATAAAAATGCAGAGGGATTACATTATGCTCCTTATGTTGTAACTAAAGCAACAGAACTTTTATATTTAATATCAGAACAATTATGTTATTTAGATTTAGAATATTCTAAGATTAGAAATGTATTAGTGTTTTCAGGTGGTAGTTGGGATTTTAAATATAATGAATATGGCCCAAAAATTATTACAAAACACGAGCAAAGAATAGATTCAGGTACAGGAATGATTACTTGGGATATAGAATACAATGAAGAAATGGTTACAGCATTCTACAATTTAATACTAAAATGGGAAATGCTTCCACATTATTTTAACACACTTGCAGAATTTGTAGAAATCTATGGTGAGCAAATAAATTTATTACTTGGTGATTTTAAATCTATTAATAATATTGAATTAGTTATTCAACTACTTGATAGTTTAATGAGTTAAATATAAAAGGAGAAATCCTTTTATATTTTCTTTTCATCCATTCCCTCTCCACCCCCACTTATTTTGGACAATTAAATTATTACAGTTATCGTATTAGTTTGACATGGTGTATTAGTGTAATAATGTTATGGAAATAAAACAAACTAAAGGTGTTTTCCTTATTGCTTTGGAAATGTAAATCCACAATCTCAGAGCATTAGCAAACTCGAATTCTAAAATTAAAGAGTGTTAAGCTCAAACTTAAAGGGAATGTCAATGAAAAACATTCCCTTTATTTTACTAAATAACAAAAGTCCAAACATCTAATAATATTGATTGTAGTTTTCTATAGGGAAACATAGTTGATATTGTTATACAAATTATTAAAATCATGTAATATTAAAACGTAGTTCTTGGTTATTCAGCATACCAAACAATAAGTTAAAATAAACAAACAGGCTAAACATTGATTCCTGAATGAACAGAAGTAAGCTTACAGCAATAAGGTGTAATTCCTTAACATGTTAGTGGATTAAAGTTCTACTGTAAGCTAAGTAAGCAAAATTCATTAAAGATGTCCAATGAAAGTTGGAATGTGTTGTTCTCTTGAGAAAGGAATAAAAATCTATAGGTAAGAGGGAAAGCCAAGTAGCCCTACAACACAAATGAGTTCTCAGCAAGTGATTATGTATAGTTGAAAGTACTGCACTATCTGAAATATTGATAGAACGAAATCATTGAAATAATCACGTGACCCTACTCTTACAATGACAGAGAAATCGTTTCCTTTGGGGATAGTTGTAAGAGAGGGTTCTAAAAAAATAAATTTATCATATGGAAAAGTGGAAAAACATTGAAGAATCTAATAATTATGAAATATCTAATTATGGCAGATTTAAAAACAGAAAAGGTAAAATATTAAAATGTAATATAAATAAAAGAGGATATTTATATTGTAACATTAGTATTAAAGGTAAAGTTAAAAAAGTAAAAATTCACATCTTAGTAGCTAAAGCTTTTTGTGAAAATTTACAAAACAAAGATACAGTTAACCATATGGATGGGAATAAACTCAATAATAACAGTTCAAATTTAGAATGGTTAACAAGAAAAGAAAATGTTCAACATTATTATAAAAACAAAAAGTAAAAATGGTTATATGTAGTCAGCCCTGAAAGTTGGCAGCTAACCATTTGTTTAACAATGTAAAGAAATAGTTAGTCAGCTGGTGTATAGTTGCCTAACGTCCACAATTTAGCACGTACATTGTTTTTTAACTAATTTAATAACTCTAAATAAAACTCAAAAAACCATGAAAAACTATCAAAAAATTACAACAGAAGAAATCTTAAATTTCTTAATGCAATTTTCTATTTTTGGAAATGCTTCAGAATTTATTAGACAATACCTTTGCCTTATGTTTATGATTAAAACTGAAGACAAAGATGTAAAATTACAAATTGACCTTGTAACTAAAGGTTATAAAGAATTAATAAGAACTTTAAAAATGCAAAGTGCTAATCACACTTATGATGAAGATGCACGAGTATTTGTTATTCCTGAATTACTTATTATTTGGGATAATAAAATAGAAAGAAGATGTATTGAAGATTTTAAAGACCTTGAACTTTTACATGCTGATGATTGGACTTTAATATCTAAGAAAACTTTCTTATTAACTTCTGACAAAGGTTTGCAAAGAACAATTATGTATTTTGAAGAAATAGAAAACAATTTTTACACAACTCCCGAACAAGGAAATTATTTTCAAGAAAGTGAGCCAAAACTTATGTTCTTTCAATTGATGTTTCTTAACATGTTTAAAAAACAAGTTAACAATAGAAATTGTAATTGGCCTGTAATGAATCAAATGTTTAAGGGAGCATTTGAAGAACTTTGTGAAATCCCTGTAGCTATCAATATTGACACTAAAAGAATTTTCAATTTTAATCATTATCTTAGACAATCAAGAGAATACAATGAAATTGATGATTGTATTTATGTTAATAACACAATCATTGATGAAAATTGGCACATAGAAAATAAAATTGCAGCATAATCATTAGGGGAGTAGAAATATTCCCCTTTATTTTTTAATTTTGATAATAATTAACATTATGAACAGCATCATAGAAGCAATTGAAAAAGAAGTCAAAAGACTTATGTCAACTTCTAATAGATTTGGAGGTAAAAGACAAGAAACTTATGAAACAGCATTAAAAGAGGTATTGAGATTTATAGAACCTCTTAAAAATCAAGAATTAACAAATCAACAATATCATTTTAATCATGGAAAAACTCATGGTTTTGAACAAGCAAAATCAGTTTATGACCCTCAAGTAAATCTTTTACAAAACATTTTGAAATTAACCAATGAATTTAATCAACAAAATCCACCATTAACATGAAAAACATTATTATTTTATTAGCACTTTTTATTGTTCAGTTTAGCAATGCACAAGTTAATCCTCATTTTGGATTAGGCATTGATTACGGAGTTGAACAAGAAACAAAACCTGCAATTATTGTAGGAATTGATTACAAATTACTACGTGCTCACATTGGAGTATTCCCTAATTTTTATAAATTGGGAATAGGAATGCAAAAGGGATATTGTGTATTTGATGTACACCAAAAATACTTTGTCACTAACAAAGAGATAACAGTAAATTGGTCAAATATCATTTACAAACATAAGAGTTTTGTAACTGGTGTAACTGCTGGAGGTAGATACATATTTAAAGATAAGTTAGAAGTTAATTTAAACTTTGGACTTGATTGGATATGGAAAAGTCAAAAAGCAAATACTAATGTTACATTCTCACTATTATTTCACATTAAACCACATGAGTTTAAATGAATAAAGTAAAATGTATTAATGACAACTTTTCAAAAGTAATTGAAGAGTTAACAAGAGAAGCTAAAGGATTGCCATTATCTTTTCCTGTAAAAGGAGAAACTTACACCATTAGAGAAACATTTGACAATGATGGATTAGTAGTTTCTTATTTACTTGAAGAGATAAGAAATCCTACATTTACCATTCCTTCATTGGGTGGTATTAGAAGAGAACTCTCATTTGCTGAATGGAGATTTGAACATATTCATGAAGACATTACAGCAGAAATAGAAGAAACACAATTATTACAAACTATTTAATTAAAACAAATCATGAAAAACATCAAATTCAAAAGCACAGGAGCTGTAATCAGAGCAACAAATGAAGAAGCTAAATTACTTCATCAAGAAGATTTAGTTGTATATGTAAATAAAGGAAAACAAAAATCCTATGCTAACAAACAACTAAAGAAATTGAACAATTATGTGTTTGGTAAACTAAGAGCAGGCAAGAAACAAGTAATTGTTAATGAAGCTAAAAAACAATTTAGTTTCATTCATATCAAAACACAAGGCAAAACCTCATACCCTGTACATGCAGGAATGAGAAACAGTTATGACATAAAATTCCAAGAGAATTAATTAGTAACATTAAAGGGAATGAGAAATCATTCCCTTTTCAATTTATAAAACTATGGGAAAAAAGAAATATAATGTAGAGCAATTAATTCAAGAAGCTTTACACAATGAATGGGTAGGTAAAACAATACATTATGACTATTATTTAGATACAAATAAAATAATGGTGAGTGATGAAGTTGAACCTAAACATAACTTGTTAGTGAGTAATGTGAAAGTTGAAACAATACTTGGAAAACATCATGTGTATTTTCAAGGATATGATATTTCTACAACAAGAGAAGAATCTAAATGGGTTGAAGTAATTTCATTTTTTCGTAACACTTTTTAATTTCAAACAACTATGAATATTCAGAATAATGGTGGAGAAACCACTACAGGACAAGAAGCACCTTCTCAAACACAAATTAAGACTGGAGCAGGACAAAGATGAGCAAACAAGAAATAGAAGAATTCTTAGATGAATGTTATGGAAACATAAAGAAATCTATAGATTCAGGAGCAGTTGAGGGATGTACTAAAGCAGTAATTAAAGCTAATTTATTATATTGCTATACCCAATTACAAATGAGATTTTTAGAAAATCATAATCTCAGAAAATTTGAAGAAAACAAAGAAATTATACATGCTTGTGTTGAATTAAGTAATGAACAAGCAGTATTTGTAAATAACTATTTTAAATCATTGAAAAAACCATAATTATGACATATTTATTATTTTCAGTATTAGTTGCACTTGGAATGACAATTGGTGAAATTGATTGGAAAAAACCAAGTTTTCTTGAAATATTAGTTTCTTTCATAGTTCTTTTTCCATTACATTTTGCAATATGGCCTATACTTATGGGTGCAACATTTGTAAAAATTAAAAGAAATCTCAAATGAAAATAGAAATTATAAATGGAGCTGATGACAGTATCATAGAATCTTATGATTCTAATGTTGTAGAATCTGCAATTTATCTTCCAATGTTACATGTAGGAGATAGTGTGTTAACAATTGGTGGATTACATGGAATTATCATTTATAAAGAATTAGATATTTTTAGAAAAATTCTTAGAATATTCTTATCTTTAAGTATTGATAAAATGGATGATACATTAAGTGCACAACCACAACAAAGAAATGGGGAATGAAAAGTATAAGGCAAGTGATTCTTGCATGAAAAAGATGTTTGGAGATTTAGTTGTTAATTCTCCAAAAAAAGATGTAATAATACTAAGAGGAGAAAACTCTTCTCTTAGTATTTTTGTTGGAAAGTATAATAACAAAAGCATATTAAAAAAGTGGATAGATGATAACAACATTAATCTTAATGCTGATGACGATTGTGTGTTTAATACTGATAATCCTCAAACAACGTAAAAGAAAACAAATAACTATGTTAACTACAGACATAAAAGTTGATGAACCAATACTTATTCTTTTACAAATTGCTAATGAGAATTCATCTGCACTTGTAATTAAAGAGCATATACCTAAATCAATGGTTATAGGTACAACTGAAAATGTTAGTGGTGTTATACAAGAATTAAAGAAAACTAATGAAATATCTTTAATGGTTTTTCATTTAAACTAAATCTGTAAAAGGATTTAGTTTATTTTTTATTAGTCCTTCCCCTCAACACCCCCCCTTAGTTTTGACAATTTTTCCTTATAATTCTATGAAAAACAAAAAAAGAATTATATTTGTGGAGAGGTTCAGTTTCCATAGCTCAATTGGAAGAGCAACAACCTTCTAAGTTGTAGGTTTCAGGTTCGAGTCCTGATGGGAATACTAAAACAAAAATTAAATAATTATTTAAAGGCTAAATCTGAAGAATCATTACTGTTTGGCGTGTAATGAGATTATTTAATTTAAGATTAAAACAAAAAGTTCATAGGGTAACGTGGGGTTACGTTTATTGTCAATTTAATTGGGTATAGAAATATACCCAATTCTTATGCTTCAATGGTGGAACAGGTATACACGCAGGACTTAAAATCCTGTAATCTGAAAAGATTGTGAGGGTTCAAATCCCTCTTGGAGTACCAATATACATTTTTGATAGTTTTGGTTTTTAGTTAGTTAATAGCTTTGAGAAATAATATGATGGGTGTAACTCGTTAACAGAAACTCAAAGCTATTTTTTCATTTAACAATAAGTTTTTTTCATAGAGTTTTTAGGTTTAGAGAGTTGTAGAAATACAACTCTTTTTTTATGTAAATAATCAAATTAATATACCATTTTTAAACATTTTAAATTAAACAACCATGAGTAACGCAACAAGAATTAGCACGAAAAAAGGAAAAGTTACTTTTAGCCGCCTTTACAAGGCTGAAAAACAAAAACAAGGTTCAAAAACTGTAGAAGTAAAGCAAGTTATTACTACTACAAGTTATTATGCAGGAAAGAAATACAATAGTGATTTGCAGGATGCTCTTGTAGATGATTCTACATTTGGTGCTGAAGAGCAATCATTTAGCAACACAAGTACAAGAGTTGCTTGGTTACTTGTACCAAGTGATTACACTGAAGCAAAAGTAAAGGAAATGTTGGCAAAACATCCTAATCAATGTATTCAACAAATCACATCTAATGCTCCAATTCTGAATGATAATCAGAAACAAGCAATTAATAGTGGTTTGACTACACTTGATAGTTTTGCAAACAGTCAAGCTATCAGATATGGTAGCAACAGTGATAATGCTGGACAGTTAATTTTGGATGGTTCAGGTAGAATCCAATACAAAGTTAATGTTTGGAAAAAGGAAGCTACTGAAGACATTGATTTGAGAGGTAATGGTGAAATGTATGCTTCTCAAGAATTGATTGAAGAAATGAATGGTGCAAGCATTTATGCAGACCAAGGATTGTAAAATGATAAGTGTGTAAATTTTAGGAAAACTGAATTATCTTTACTGATGATTTGGTTTTCCTTTTTTTCTTTTTAACCATTTGTAAACTTATGAAGCAAAAATTTATATATGACATTGAAGTATTATTAAACATGTTTTTATTTTGTGCAAGAAACATAGATACAAAAGAAGAAATATGTTTTGAAATATCTCAAAGAAAAGTACAAACTAAAGAATTTATTGAGTGGTTATTAGAACCTAAAGAACTATATGGATTTAACTGTATAAACTATGATGGTAAAGTAATACAAAAACTATTACTAAATAAATCACTAAAACCTAATATGTTATGCAGTACTTTAAAACATCATTCAGATAAATTAATTAGTGATGAAAATTACAGTAGATTTCAAAAAAGATTAGCTTTGCCAAATGTACTTCATGTAGATTTATTCTTGCTTCATCATTTTAACAATGATGCAAAGTGGACATCACTCAAAGATTTAGAGTTTGCATTTCAAATGCCAAACATTCAAGAATTACATGTGGATTGGAGTAAACCAATACCTGTTGAGAGAATGGATGAAGTAATAAGTTATTGTTGGAATGATATTGAAGCCACAGAAATTCTATACAATAAAAGTATAGAAGCTTTGGACTTTAGAAGAGAATTAAGTATTAAGTACAATCTTGATATGATGTCATTTGATTCTCCTAAACTTGGTGAAAAATCTTTTACATTTCAACTTAAAGAAAAGTTAGGAGATAAAGTAAATCTTAAAACACCAAGAGAATCAATAAATATTGGAGAAATTGTATTTCCTTATATTACTTTTCAAAACCAATGTTTTACTAACTTACTAACTTATTTTAAATCAAAAGTAATTAAAGGTACATACAAAGTATTTAGTGAAATACCATTTGAAGAATTAGAAGTAATTGATGGATGTTATCAAGTGCAAAAAACTAAAGGTGTACAAAAGAATCTTAATATTGTACATCAAGGAATAAAGTTTGTATTTGGTACTGGAGGAATCCATGCTTGTATTGAACCAGGAGTATATGAAATAGATGATGAACATGAAATTATAGACATTGATGTTTCATCATTTTATCCTAATCTTGCAATTAAAAATAAATTATTCCCTGAACATTTAGGAGTAGAATTTTGTGATATTTATGAAGATAGATACTATGAAAGAGGTAAATATCCTAAAGGTTCAATACTCAATACTTCTATAAAGTTAGAACTTAATGGTGCTTATGGTAAATCTAACTCTAAGTTTAGTGTTTTCTATGACCCTAAGTACACTATGAGTATAACCATTAATGGTCAATTACTTATAGTTATGTTAGCTGAACAACTTATGGAAATATCTCAACTTTTACAAGCTAATACAGATGGTGTCACTATTAGAGTACATAAAAGTAATGTGTACATAGTTGAAGATATTATAAAATGGTGGCAAGAGTTAACTTCTCTTACTCTTGAAACTGCACATTATTCTAAGATGATAATTAAAGATGTATCTAATTACCTTGCTGTTTATACAAATGGTAAAGTAAAAAGAAAAGGTGCAGCTTTTAAAACTAAGAAAGAGTTGGAGTTACATGAAAATCATAGTGCATTAGTAGTACAAGAAGCTATTAATGACTATTTTATTTATGGTACAAATCCAATTGAATTTCTTAATTCATATCTTGAAAAAAATGGAATAATGGATTTTTGTTTAAGAGCAAAGATTCAAAAACAACACCAACTTGTACTTAGAACAGCAACTGAAGATATTCTTTTACAAAAAACAGTAAGGTATATTGTCGCAAATGAACAAGATGGAAATTCTCTTATAAAGATAATGCCACCACTTGAAAAGAAACCTGATAAGTGGAGGGAATCAGAAATAGAAGCAGGTTGGAAATGTATAGTACTCAATGATTTAAGAAATGTAAATCTTGAAGAAATAAAAGAAAAAATAAACTTAACTTATTACCTTAACGAAGTAAACAAAGTAATAAATGCAATTAACACGTAGGCAAATTGTACAAGAACAAGCAACAAATTCCATAATCAGTACTGATTTTAATGGAATAATCCATATTGCACCAAGAGTAGGAAAAAGTAAAATTGTATGTGATGCACTTAAAAAAATTACTGCAAAACACAAAGTGTTAATTACAGTTCCTTTTAATCCTATTATTGAATCATGGACTACAGAGTTTACTAAATGGAAACTCAAGAAATCACAAATGAAAAACATTAAAGTAATTAACCAAAGAAACTTAGATAAAGAAACTTTGACTAATTATGATATTATTATTTGTGATGAAGTACACACTCTTAGTGATGCACAAATAGCATTGTTAAAAGATGTAAAAAAGAATTACATGAATAGTGGTATAAACATACTTGGTGTTAGTGGTTCTGTTTCAAGTGAAACTGAAAAGATTTTAAAAAAAGAATTGAATCTTAAACCTATTTATACATATTCAATTGAAGATGCTATAAAGGATGGGATTGTAGCTAATTATGAAATCATTTTAGTACCTGTTAATTTAGATAGAACTAACAAATATATTGAAGCAGGTACTAAAGATAAGAAGTTTATGACTACAGAACTTGCTCATTACCAATACCTTACTGCACATTTTGAAAAGATGAAAAGAGCAGCTTGGAGTAATAAAGGATTAGAAGTTGTTAAAATGCAAGCAGCTTCTAAAAGAGCTAATTTCATATATAACTGTAAATCTAAAGTAGAAGCTGCTAAAAAGATTATAGATAAATATGAAAGATGCTTAATTTTTACTGCAAGAACTGAAGTAGCAGACACTCTTAGTAATGGAAATGGTTATCATTCTAAATCATCCTCTGAAGTACTTGATAAATTTATGTCAGGAGATATAAATAAACTTGGAGTATGTGAGATGACAAACATGGGAATTACATTTCCTAATTTGAAAGTTGGCATATTTCATCAAATGAAAAGTGGAGAAGAATCTGCAATTCAAAAAGTTATGAGAATGTGTAACTTAGAAGGAGATGAAGTAGCAAGAATTTATATCATTTATTACAAAGATACTGTTGATGAAACCTGGATTAAAAAAGCCTTAGAAGGTTTTGATGATGCTAAAATTACAAAATTATGACATTAAACCAAGAGTTATTTAAGTTCTTAAAAGAACACAAAGTGTCTGATATTGACCAGGCACTTTGTTATTTACTGTCAATATATCATGAATTAGCTTGTAGTACATTTTCAGAACAAACCATTAGAGAAGTTAATTCTTTAGGAATTGTAGAAAGAAACTACAAAGATAATACTGTTGAGTGGCATATAGCTTTATATGATGGTCAAAATACTGATTCTGTTTGGGAATGGGTAAATGATTATCGTAAACTATTTGCTTCTAAAAACAAGGAACGAGAAGGACACAAGAAAACTTGTGTTCAAAGAATGAAAAAGTTCTTTACAGAGTTTCCTCATGTAAGAAAAGATGATGTACTTGAAGCTACTAAAATGTATCTTAGAACTGTTGAACCTAAATTTGTTAAAACAAGTGAAAGGTTTATATATGATGGGCAAGGTGCATTTAGACAAAGTAACCTAAGTGTTTGGGTTGAAAAGTATTTAGAGTTAAATAAAAAGAATAAAGTTGACCCTAACATTAAAATGATGAAATAATGAATTTTAAAAATACTTTTGCTCAAGGTCAACAGGGGAATAACAAAGGTTTACCTACAGGTTTAAAAGCACTTGATAGAGCTATAGATGGAGTTCAAAAGAAATCTATTTATGGTGTAGCAGCAGGCCCTAAAGTTGGTAAAAGTACTTTAGTAGATTTTGCATTTGTTATTCATCCTATACTTTACTGTTTAGAACAAGGTATTCCAATTAGCATTATTTATTTCTCTTATGAGATAGATAGAGTTAAAAAAGAATTTGATTTTGCTGCTTTCTTTTTCTACCATGATTATCAAATAGATAAAGTCAAGTATGAAGGAGTTTATTATCCAATGTCTGCAAGATACCTTTTAGGTAAATTACAAGATGATAATGGAAATACTATTCCTGTATTAGATGAACATAAAGAACTACTTAACACAATTTATGAACAAAGAATTGTACCTCTATTTGGAGAATATGATGAAAAGGGAAATAAATTAAAAGAAGGAGTTATTATATTTATGGAAGATAGAGATAATCCTACAGGTATGAGAAATACTATTCTTGATTATGCTAAAAAGAATGGTCAATTTACATTTCAAGAATATGAAATTGTAGAAGAAGGAAAGAAAGTAAAAAAACAAAGACTTTTAGGGTATATACCAAAAGACAAGGAAAAAAGAACCATCATTATTACAGACCATATTAGAAAATTAAAAAGAGAAAGAGGTTATTCCATGAAAGAAAACATGGATAAATGGATAGAATATACAGTAGAACTTAGAAATTTTTGTCATTTTACATTTGTACATATTGTTCACTTAAACAGGTCTATTTCTAATATAGAAAGATTAAAGTTTAATGGTGAATTTATATACCCAACAGGTGAAGATGTTAAGGATTCAGGTAATTTAAGTGAAGAATGTGATTATCTATTAACTCTCTTTAATCCAACTGATGAAAAATATGGATTAGAAGTACATTTTGGACACACATTAAGTGATTATCCTAACTATAGGTCTATACACTTAGTGGAATCTCGTGATACAGAATGTCCACAACACTTAGCTGTACAAATGCTTGGTAATGTAAAACATTTTAAAACTTTATAATTATAATGGAAATACAAATTTTATCTGCTACATTTTCAAATCAAAAAGCTGAATTAAAATGTAAAGTTACTACTAATACTATTAGTGTATCAATTCTTGATAATTTAAAAAAATCATCTGTCATAGAAATGAAATTATCTGATGACATTAATAAATATTTTAAACATGTAAATACAATTTTTGAAAATTCAGAAATTATTTTAGTTTTAAAATCTTTTGCTTATGATGTACTTCCATCTGAATTGTTATTTTTATTAAGTGGTACAACGTGGCTTGAGATAAAACAATTGGATAATTTTGAAGACAAAGAATTAATTCAAAAATTACATAAAATAGAATCTTACATTTAACTATGTTTATATTAAATATCCAAGAAATTACTTTTGAAAAAAGTAAATGTTTTCTTCAAGTAAAAAGTAAAGAAATTATTGAATTAGACAATTACTTGTGTGTTAATAACTTTGGTAATAATAACAGGCAATTGTTTTTCAAAGTTAAGAAAATATCTATGAGTTCAAATGGAATAATTTTAACTCTTCAATCTTATGGTTGTACAGTTAGAACTTCTGATGTTGAGAAAATTAACATTAAAACCTTAGAAGATAACGGCACAGCATTTAATTGGTGTACAGAAACACAAGAAAAAGAATTAGACAAAATAGAATCTTATTGTTAAAATATAAAATAACAACTATGTCAAAAATTATGATTATTTCAGAGAGTGGATTTGGTAAATCTACCTCTATTTGTCCAAGTGAAGAACTTGGAATTAAGGGTTTAGACCACACCAAAACTTTTGTTATAAATGTTAATAACAAAGATTTACCTGCAAGAGGTTGGAAAAAGTTATACAAACATATTCAAGGTAAAGACCTTAGTACAGGTAATTATGTAGAAACTAACAATGGTTTAGATATTGCAGGACTTATCAGTATTTTAAATGAAAAGAAACCTGAAATTACTACTTTAGTAATTGATGATTTTCAATACATTATGTCAGATTACTATATGGAAAAGGCCAAAACAAGTGGCTTTGATAAATTCCAAGATATAGGATTCTTTATAGGTAAGATATTTTCTGCAATTCAAAAGTTTAAAGGTCATGTAGTTATCCTTACACATCCTGAAGAAGTGCAAGGTACTTATGGAACTTCATATAAAGCAAAAACTGCTGGAAAAATGGTTGACCAGTATATTACAATGGAAGGTAAATTTGATATTGTATTGTATGGTTCTCAAGAATTTGACAACAAAACTAAAAAAGCACTTAAACAATTTGTGACTAATTTTGATGGGAGATACCCAGCAAAATCACCAGTTGGTATGTTTCCACTTACAATGCCTAATGATTTAGGAGTAGTTATTGAACTTGTAAACAAATACTATGAAGGAGAATAAAAAACCAAGACCAAGAATAACTAAACAAGTTAAAAACTTTGTATTAGTATTTTCAACTGATAAAAACAATTTGTTAATTGTCAAAAATACATTGCATGGTGTGCAATAATTTTATTAAATTTGTACTCAAATCTTTTATATAATTTAAACTTCATTCAAATCCAATGGAAAACAAAAATCAAATTACAGTAACTGTAAGTGGTGTACTTACAGACCTTAACAATGGTATGTCAAGAAAAGAAATCAAGACTAAATACCAATTGAACAATGACCAAATGAAACAACTTTTCTCTAATGAAAACCTAAAAGGTAGAAAGGCTAAGAAGAGTGTTGGTGAACTAATCATCATTGATGACATTGCAACACCTGTTACTCAAAGAGAAGTAGTTGCAACTAAGGAAGAAATTGAAGAAGCTGAATTAGTAGCTACTATCTAAGCTTAACTTTAACAAACTTTTATTATAAAGAAAAGGAGAAAAACTCTCCTTTTCTTTTTGTTTTTACAAAACATACTTCATATATTTATCTTTTAATTTTAAAAAAACAATAATACTATGTACGGATATAGTGATGAAACTACAAGTGGTTTAAAATTTGGTATTAACCAAGCCAAAATGACAAAGTTTGAATTTAACCCTAATGGTGGTAAAGATGGTGCAGCTCAAGAATGTCTTGAAATTGTCTTTGAAATTAATGGTTCTCCTAAAAGTTATCGTCAATTTCCTGTAACTAAGGCTTATGAAAAGGGAGTAGAAATTACAGACCCTAAACATCCTGCACTCAAGAAAGAATTTAATGCTTTCAATGCAAAAATTTCACAACTTATGAAGTGTTTTGTTTCTGATGAAGAATTGAAACAAGGATTAATGGGTGTTTCAAACTTTAAAAGTTTCTGTAATGCACTTCAAAGTTTACTTCCATCTGATTTTGCTGAAATTGAACTTGATATTTTCTGTCAATATCAGTATCAAGCAAAAGAAGATAAACCTAAGTTTGTAGAAATTCCTAAAGATACCAAACAAGGCAAAGTGTTTACTCCTCATGTTGAAGGTGATTTTACAACGGTAACTATTAATTCTGAAACTAATGAATTTGTAATGAATGAAGTAGTTCATGAATTAGTACCATTTGGAACTAAGGAATATGCTCTTGAAATTGGTGAACATACTATAAATGTAGCTAAAGACAAAGGTATTATTTTTGTTAATGAAGCAGGTGAAGTTCATCCAATTAGCAGAACTGCATGGTTTGCAGCTTCTAATTGGGCTAAAAAAGATAATGGAGAAGAAGCTATTCAATCATCTTGGGATTAAAATAAACTAAAACTATGTACGGCTATCATGAACTAACTTATGATTTAACTGATGTTTTTAATCAAATAAATCAAACTGAAATCTTTAAACACATATTTGGAGATTTTAATGTGGGAGAATATATATGTTCTCCTTTTAGGAAAGATGATAGCCCAGGGTGTTGGATTCAGTTTAGAAATGGAAAACTTTACTTTACAGATTTTGGAAGTAGTAAAGTTAATTTAGATGCTATAGGAATTATTCAAGAAAAATATTCATTTTCTTTTAGAGAAGCTATTGAGTTTGTACTAAACTTTAAAGCTGAAAATAAAGAAAGTGAATATTTCTTGTTTAAACAAAAGAATTTTAACTCTGATAGTGGAGAAACATACATTGAAGTATGTCCAAAACCTTTTGATAATTATCAAATGGCATATTGGTCACAATTTGGTATTACAAGTACTCAATTGATTCAAGATAATGTTTTTGCTGTTAAATGGTATAGTGTAAATACTAAATCATTTACTCCATTTCCTATAGAAGCTTGTTATTCAATTAATTTTGGACAAGCTGTTAAAATATGTCGTCCTAAAGCTATCACTTACAAATGGATAACCAATGTAACTAAAAATACAATTGGTGGATACAAGTCTTTACCTTTTTTGGGTAAAGACTTATTCATTTCTAAAAGTTACAAAGATTGGAGAGTACTTTCCAATCTTGGTTTAAATTCCATTTACTTTCAAAATGAAGGTATGTTTCCTGAAATGGAAGTGCTTGAAACATATTTAAAACTATGGGATAATGTATATATATTATTTGATAATGATGATGCAGGCAAGAATGCTTCATTGAAACTTAAGCAATATATAAACAATGCTTATCCTAATAAATCACAAATACTTACACTTCCAACTATTGAAAAAGACCCTGCTGATATAATAAAAGCAGGTAAAAAATCACAATTACAACAATTTTTAAATTTAACAACAAATGAGAACAGTTAAAATTTATTCTACAACCAATGGTTTAAACCAATTGGAAACTAAAGCAACAACTTGGGGTCAATTAAAAAATGAAATGAACCTTAGAGGTATTAATTACAGTGGTATGAAAGCTACAGAAAGTAGCAAAAATAACACTCTTGAATTAGATGAAGCAGGATTACCTGAAGGTAATTTTGTACTTATGTTATCTCCACAAAAAACTAAAAGTGGTAATGGTATGAGTTACAATGAATTGAGAGCTGCAATTAAAGCTCTTGTAGATAGTAGTGATGAAGCTAAAGCTCACTTTAATCATAGTGGTAAAAACTACACAAACAGAAGTAGAGCAGAATTAGAAGAGTTATATGAATCTTATTTGAAACTTGTACCTGCTAAATCTGAAACTGTAAAAGTTGAAGAAAAAGTAGAATTTAGTCGTCCAATAATGAATCTTGTAGAAGATGAATCAGGTGAAATTGTTGGAGAATTTCCTGAAGATGAAGAAGGAAATGAAGGCATGATTACAGATTGCATTGATGACTTAATGCTTACTGATGAATATAATGAAAGAACTGATGATTTTGAATTAGCATTTCAATTGTTAAGAGGAGAAATTACTGCTGAAGAACTTAGAAGTAAAACTCCAATGATGCCAATTGTTCAAGAAAAAACAGCTCCTAAACTTTCACAAGAAGAAGAGGAGTGGATTAGAAAAATGCAAAATAAAGTTTGAAAGTCAACTCTTTTAATTATTGCAATTATGGTTTTAGGTAGTATAGGCTTATTACTTTTAGTTGCTTATACATTATAAAATTAAGGTCTTGGTAGAAATATCAAGACCTTTTTAATTTAACAACTATGCTAAGTGTAAAACATTATTTAAGTAAAAAAAATTGGGGTGAATACATTCCAATAATTGAAAGAAAATTAAGAAGTGAAGATGTAACAACTTGGTTTCCATATTATAATGAACTAAAAACAGTATTAGATAATCTTGGATTGGAATATGAAATATCTTTAAGTTATTCTTTTAAGGTGCATCATGTTGATTACAAGAATCATTTGTATTTTACAAGTGAAGATGTTCATCCACTTGTAGTCAAACATTTTACAAGTTATGACACTTGTGTAGTATGTACACCTGTTGTTAAAGTAACTATTCATTACCCTAAGATTCAAATTACTAACTCCAAAAAAGAATCAGTTGAAATTGAAGATTTATTTATAAGTTCTACATTTCATCTTAATGGAAAAGTATGTAATGATGGTTCATTTATGGAAGGTATGAAAACTACTTATTCAGCAGAACATCTTAAAATGGGTTATGTACATTCACATTTGCCAAGTAAGTCAAAATATCAAAGTCAACAAGGTAAAATTTTTATCAAAGAAGAACAATATCAAAGATTTAGTAAATTTTGTACAGGTGAGGGGCCTATTACAAGTGTGTTTGTACTTATAGAATCACATTTTAAATCTAATCCAATTAAAGATGATTCTTTTAAAGAAGAATTACAAAATCTTTATCAACTATGGTTTAGTGTAATAGATACAACTGTAAAATGGGAATCATTAGAAGGTACTCCTCATTACAGAATGGAAGCTATACATGAAACAGATTCTATCTTAAATGATAAAAATATTGTTGATACTCTTAAAGTTGCATCAAATTATTATGGAAAAATTAGAAATGTAATTGATACCAGTAAATATGATTTTTTCAATGAAAAAGGACAAATTGTAAAAAAACATGATTTTGAATTACTTGCATTTAAAGAAATTCCTGCAATTACTCCTAACTTTTTAGTAGCTTATAAAAACTTTTTAATAATTACTTGTGATGGGGTAGTTGTTGAAGATGTTGCTACCTCTAATCAAGTATTTGAGTTTGTTATAACCCCTTCTAAAGTAGGATTTTACTTTAACAAAAATAAATTTAACTTAACTGTAAAACAAGAAACAAGTAATGGAAAAATTGAATTTAGATTTAAACAGTTCTTCAAAGAACTTATCTACAAACTCTTTGAAAAACAATCATTCTACCACTCAAGGAACTACTACCAAAATGTTCAAACAAGAAATCAAGCAACAATTGCCATTTCTGAACCTGATGGGGAGTCCTAATGTAGTACTTTCAGAAACTGTACAAAAAAAGATTAATCATCTATGTAAAGTAATTAATACTGTAGAGTGGAGTGGTTGTATGTTTTACAGTATAGAAGGTACTTTACTATCTCCTGAAACTTTAAAAATTGAAATTGTAGATTTAATTCCTTTAGATAAAGGTACTACAGGATTTACAGAATATAGTTTTGATGAAAGAGTAATGCAATATCTTATAACTAATGATTATTTTCATTTGAAAATTGGACATATTCATAGTCATCATAACATGAAAACCTTCTTTTCAGGTACAGATTTAGAAGAAGTAAATGAAAACTCTGAACACATGAATCCCTATCTCTCCTTAATTGTGAATAATGCAGGAGATTTTAGTTGTAAATTAGCATTCAGAGTTAAATCATTACACACTCCAAGTTATGAACTACAAGACATTAACAATAACAAGATTACTTTTACTAAAAAAGAAGCTACTGAATTTGTAGCTAATTATGATTGTAGAGTAACAAGTGCTGTTTCTTTAGATGATAGTTTCTTAAATCAAATTACAGAAATTTCTAAGAAAAGAGATGTAATTAATGAACAAAAAGCCATTGCTACTTTAGCACCACATTTTAGTAAAACTACTCCATTACATGACTTTAACTTTAAAAATGATTTAGAGTTAAGTAATCCATTTACTTTTGAAGAAGATAATGAAGTTACATTAGAATCTGAAGAAGGATTTTATTGTTATGTACTTAGATTAGGTCAAGCAATAAATGGAGATACAATGGAAGAAGTAATGGAAGATATTGAAGAATCTATTAAAGTTGATGGATTTAGTTTTGAAGAAGTATCTAATATTATTAAAAAGAACTTTAGAAAATTTATCAAAGATTTTTATAACATGAAAGTTGTTGATAAAGAAGAGTTTAACTATTTATGGGAAGGATTATTAGATGAAATTCAATTTTCAGAATTTGAATTTGTTGATGATTTTTTAGAACACTTAAACATGAAGGAAAATGGAAACAATAGAAAGAAATAGATTTAAAGATGCCTTATGGTTTGGTAAAGATTGTAAAATGTTAATTGGAGGAAGTGGTGGCATTGGCTCATGGTTAGCTTTCTTTTTAACAAGAGCAGGATTTAGCACAACTGTTTATGATTTTGATACTGTAGAAGCTCATAATCTTGGAGGTCAGTTATTCAAAGTTTCAGATGTAGGTAAACCAAAAGTAGATGCTTTGACAGATGTGATTGAAGAATTCAATGGTTATGATGTAAATATCACTACATATAATCTTAGATTAACTCATGAAACTGATTTAAGTACAATTACAAGATATTATCATGGGCCTGTTTTCTATATTAGTGCATTTGATAATATGGAAGCAAGAAAAATACTGTTTAGTAAATTTAAACTTCATCAATCAAGATATGATTACCCTGCCTATTTTATTGATGGTAGATTACTCATGGAACAAATGAGAATTTATTGTTTTAATCAAAAACAAGAGAAACTTATGAATGATTATGAAACTAATCATTTATTTGATGATTCAGAGGTGATAGATGCTTCATGTACAATGAAACAAGTTTCTCATACAGCAGCTATGATAGCTTCTCACATGACTGCATTTATTACAAATGCAATTACAAACATGTATGAATTTAACAGAGAAGAAGTATTTAAAGTACCTTATATTTGGGATTATCTTATTCCAAATAATTTAATAACTGAAACTCACACACTATGAGCTTTATAGATTATGCTTTACCACCAAGATTTATTTCAGGTAGGTATCAACAAACAAGGTTAGATATATTCAAAGGAGCAGATTATGATATGGAATATAGATTCTATCATGATAACTCTTATGATATTCTTAGTCTTGAAAAGAAATCTACTAAGTATTTAGAACAAGTGTTTTTAGCTGGAAGTTACAGGTTAGTTAAGTTTGTAGATAAGTTTTATGCAGGTCATGGGTTAATAATGAATACTCAATTAGAAATAATAGGTGCAATTGTAACTCTAAGAAGTACTTATGAAAATGGTTTTCATTTTAAAAGAGGTAAGAACAGAAGAACAAATATTAGACCTGAAGCATGGTTTGCATTTTTTAGTTTTGAGTTTGTAGATAGTTTCCCAAAAGAATTCAGTAAAATTGTAAAATATTTGGGAGAAATTGGCATTTCTATTAAAATCATGTCAACTAAAGAACTAAATAAAACATTGAATAAAAAAAGAAATACAATTGGACATCAAATTAACAATCCACAATTTTATTCATCTTTAAAATAACACAATGGCTACAAATACTAATAGAAATAAAGGGCACTCAGCAGAAAGATTATACTCTACTAAGTTCAAAACTCTATTCCCTGATTGTCAAACATCAAGATATGCATCAAGAATGTTAGATGATGCAGGAGTTGACCTTGCTAATATTCCTCTTTTAGTACAAATAAAAGCAGGAGTACATAAGGGAATGAAACCTCAAGATATTCTTAAAAATATCAAAGATAATCTTCCTAAATCTGAATTACCTAAAGTACTAATTCACCACAAACAAGGTAAACCTGGAGTTAAAAGAGATGAATTTTCATCTTTAGTTACAATGACATTTGATGATTTTTTTAAATTGTTACAATTAGCTTATGATAATAAGGAGCAGTAAAGAAGATGTGCAGGAGTATATAAATTCTCCTGCACTTAATCAATCTAAATTGAAATTACTTGGAATTTCAGCACAAGCATTTCAAGAAGTTAAAGACCCTGAAATGTTTTTTGAAGAAAAAGAACACTTCATCATTGGTAAAGGTGTTGATGATTTCATTACAATGGGAGAATCATACTTTGAGGAAAACTATTATGTAAGTAGATTCTCTAAACCAAGTGCTGTAATTATGAGCATTGTACAAGAATTATTTGCAAATAGAAGTACTGATATTTGGTTAGATATTCCATCTGATGACATTTTAGAAATCATAGTTAAACATGAATACCAGCCAAATTGGAAACCTGAAACTAAAATTAAAAAGATTTCAGAAGAAGGTGAAATGTATTGGTTTGAGTTACGTGAAAGTGAAGGTAAGTCTATACTAAGTATTGAACAATACTCTAAAATCATGAGTATAATTACTCAATTAATTACTCATGAATACACTAAAGAGTTATTTGTACATGATACACATGAAGATGCTTATTACCAATTACCTATTTACTTTGAAGTTGAAGGAGTATTATGTAAAGCACTTCTTGATATGGTAATTGTTAATCATGAAACTAAAGAAGTAATTCCCTATGACATTAAAACTATGGGAGATTATACTAAGTTTTTTGATTATCAATCATTTAAGAGGAGGTATGATATACAAGCAGCATGGTACACTGAAGGTTTATACCAATGGATGATTAACAATTATCCTGATTACAATTTATGTACATTTAGATTTATAGTTGCAAGTACTACGCAAAAATGTGACCCATTATTATTTATTACTACACCTGATTTCTTAAATGCAGGTATGTTTGGATTTGAAAAAGAAGTACTCCACTTTGTAGGACAAGATGAAGTTTATGCTAATTCTAAATACAAAGGTTGGAAAGAACTTTTAGAACAATACAAATGGCATGAAGAAAATGGATGGGAGCATGATTATGAATGTTTTCACACCAAAGGTGTATTTTCTTTGTCATCAAGTTTTAAAAGAGAGTGTTAAAATGGAAGGGATTAAAATTCAATTAAATCAAATTACCTTAAATAAAACAAAGAGATTTTTATCTCCTTGTTTAAAGCTATATGGAACAGAATTTATAAAAAAGATAAGTTCTATTTACAAATTAGCTTATGGAATAGGTGATATGTATGTCAATCAAGAGTATCAAAAACATATATTTGTGTTAGTAGATACTGAAAGATGTACAAACTTTTTTGTATCATTTATAGAGTGGATAAGAGAACAAGATTACTATGAGGATGATTATTCTTTTGATAACTTGTTAGTAGGTCATTTACACATGGTAGTTATTAAATTACCTGATGTAATTGATTTCTCTAATTTCTTATCAGGTAAATACAGTAAAATGTACACCAATGAAGAAATTATCTCTTTACTAAATGATGATGAAAAAGCAATTGTGATAAAAGATAAAAACTACAAATTCAAATTTGTGAAAAGATTAAATGAATTATTTGGAACAAACGTGAAAGAATCAGAAATAGAACCAATTGAATTTGAAATCCCACCACACATAATTGAAAAAGAAATATTTTAATAACCTTAAGAGTGTAGAGAAATCTACACTCTTTTTAAATTAATAAACTATGAGTTTAATTGTTGGTATATCAGGAAAAGCAGGGGCAGGTAAAGATACTGTTGCAATAGCTTTGCAAATGATTCATTATTTTGAACAAGTTGATATGTGGGGAATTGACACTAAAGAAATTACAAGTAAAAACTTTTATAATATAGAGAAAAAATTATTTTCTATTGATAAAACTCTTACTTATTTAGATTCAACTTATCAAAGAATGTTTCAAGTAATTAAATTTGCAGACCCATTAAAACAAATGGTAGCATTAATGTTAGGAGTAAATGTTGAACAATTAGAAAATAGAGAATTTAAAGAGTCTGAATTAGATGAAAATTGGTGGAAATATGTTGTTAGAGAAACTTTTAATTATTTAGAAAATAAAGGAAATTTTAGTGACCTTTATTTGGAAAAATTAACTCCAAGAAAGATACTTCAGTTAATGGGTACTGAAGTAGGTAGAAATATTCATCCTAATGTTTGGGTAAATATTGCAATGCAAAAAGCTGATAAATCAGATAAAATTGTATTGATACCTGATATGAGATTTAAAAATGAAATGAAAGCTGTACAATTTAGAAGAGGAATAACAGTTAGAGTAAATAGAAATGTTGAAACTGGTACACATCCATCTGAAACTGAATTAGATAATGAATCATTTGATTTTGTAATTGATAATAATGGTTCATTAGATGATTTAATAGCTCAATGTCACAAATTATATAAATTTATAAAAGAAAATTGTATATGAGATATTTTTTAGTTGGTTACTCTCAACAAAATGCAAAAGCACTTGGTTTTGCAAACATAGGAATAGGTTTTCCTATAACTGAATTTCCTTCAAGACCTTTACTTGAAGATACAATTAGAAATAATTCAAAAGAAGGTAAAGAATTAATTGATGCAGGTTTAAACCCTAAAGTAAATATTCAAATTGTAATTCTTGGAATTACTGAATTATCTGAAAAAGATTATAATTCATTCTTTGAACTTTAAAATATAAAACAATGATTAGTGCAAAAATAATATGTGATTCTTTATCACCTCAAGGAAAGAGATTAACTACAATGCAAATTACTTTTCCAAGAATAATCTTAGCAGAAACCAATACTCACAGGTTATTTAGTAGAAACTCTGCAAGTAGTAGAGCTATTCCATTTAGTAAAATGTTAAAAAGTGTAATCAATAATCCATTTATTCCTATAGCAGTTCAAACACATCATTCAGGTATGCAAGGAACTGAATATCTTGATATGGATAGAGAATACACTTTTGAAGAAATACGTGAAACATTGCAAGAATTTCTCACAAAAAACTTTAAAAATGATGATGGTACTTGGGATGAAGATTATCTCGATATTGATGAAGTTCTTAACACTTATGTTTTGCCACTATTAAATAATGGTGAAATAATTACATGGCGTAAATGGTGGTTAAAAACAAGAGATTTAGTTATTGCAGCAGCTATGATTAGTTTTGCAATGGGTGCAACTAAACAACTCTGCAACAGATTACTTGAACCATTTATGTGGCATACAGTTTTAATTACAGCAAGTGAATGGGAGAATTTTTTTGAATTAAGATGTCCAATATATGAATCTATTAAAGACCAAAAGTTCAAAAGTAGAAAAGATGCAATTAAATATTATCCTGATTGGAATATTGGAACTGATATAGATTGGCTAATGTCTAATTCAGGACAATCTGAAATACACATGATGCAATTAGCTGAATGTATGTATGATGCAATGAATGAAAGTGTACCTAATCAATTAAATCCTGGAGAATGGCATGTACCTTTCAATGGGTTAGATGCAAATGATGAACAAGTTGATAAAATTTTAGAATCTTGGATAAATGATAAAAATAGTCATTTCCCTACAGCTTGGAATTTTGAAAATCTTAAAATTAAAATAGCAACAGCAAGATGTGCAAGGATTAGTTATACAGTAATTGGTGAAGAATCAAAAGAACCTAACTATGCAAATGATATTAGATTACATGATTCTTTAATTCAAAATGGGCACTTATCTCCAACGGAACACTGTGCCCAGGCTCAAGATGATTCAGAAATGTATGCAAATTTTAGAGGATTTAAACAATATCGTAAATTTTTAGAAGAAAATTCAAGTATTTAATCATTGTTTTGTATCTTTGTATTATAATACAAAACAATAAAACAATGATAGGAATTTATAAAATTGTCAATGGAATTACAAAAGATTTATACATTGGAAGTTCTCGTGAATTAGAAAACAGAAAAATACGACACTTTAAAGATTTAAGAAAAAATAAGCATCATTCAATAATTTTACAAAGAGCTGTTAATAAATATGGAATACATAATTTCACTTTTGAAATTATTGAATATTGTAATGAAGAAGAATTAATGATAAGGGAACAATATTATTTTGATACATTGTTCCCTTTATACAATATTGCACCAATTGCAGGAAGAGCATTAGGAATTAAACATTCAAAAGAATCTAATGCTAAAAAAAGAAAATATGCTTTAGAAAATAATGTAAGACCTCCATCTTCAACATGGATTGATAGGCAAAAATCTGTTAAAATGCTTGATTATAACACATTAGAGGTGTTAAATACTTTTGAATCTATTTCAGAAGCTTGTAGATTTATTGGTAAAAATAGTACATATTGCTCAACTATTTCATCTTGTTGTGAAAATAAACGTTATTCTGCATTTGGTTATAGATGGTGTTATATTGAAAATTCTATAGAAAATTTAAGAGCAAAGAAAGAAATCAAATGTTGGAATAAAGGATTAAAAATAAATAATAGAAAAAGTAAAAAAGTAAATCAATATGATTTACAAAATAATTTCATAAAAGAATGGTCATCAGTTAAAGAAGCTGAAAAAATTTATGGAAAAGGTATTTCAAATTGTGCATTAGGTAAAAGCAAAACTTCTAATGGTTATATTTGGAAATATTCAATTAACAAATAAAATTCAAAACAAATGAATCATGTAACATTTGAACAAGCTGTAAAACTTAAACAAAAAGGTTTCCAAGAACTTGTTAATTATTTTTATACTAAAGATGGTAAATTTTATCCTAACTCAAAAGAATCAGGTGATGAACCAATGGAGTTTGAACCTGATGATTTTTATGATAACTTTAATTATAAAAATTTAACAATGCAAGTTAATGGTGAAGGTAAATATTTACAAGTTTATTCAGCACCTGAAATACATCAAGTTATTGATTGGTTATTTACTTCTCACAACATTCATATTGAAATATGTTTAAGTGATTCATCACCTTATAGTACTTTTTATTATCGAGTATTAAAAGTAGGACAATATTTTACATTATCACATGATGGAATTTATTCAGATACTCCTGCAAAGGCATATTCTTCTGCAATTGATTATGTACTTAATAATTTAATATGAAATCATTTG